CGCTACCATACTCAAGAATACCGGGAACGGCATAAGACGATTTACCGCCAGACAGTCCGATGGTGATTCTCACGAGCTTGCCGTCATTATGGTGTCCGGTGGCTTGTGATTCGTCAAGCAGGGCCTTGAAGTGGTATTCAAGAGTGATACCCTCATCGGATGTGAACTGCTCGACACAACGCACCTGAGCTCTCGGAATCTCAACGGCGAGACATGCGGGGTCTTCCGGAACGGCAAACAGGGCATATTCAGTTGTGGTCTTGCCGTTGACGACAGGAATGGGATACGGGTTAGCGGCATCCTCTTTCTTCACAAACAGTCGGAAAACGAACTCATAAGTGTTGTCACCGGTAATGGTGTCAACAATGGCGCCTCCTTCCTGCTTGGCCTCCTTGGTTTCGCCCTCGGTGATGTTCATTTGCGTCGAACCCTCGACGGGAACGGACATTTCCGTCCAGGTGTCACCAGAGCCATAGGCTCCGCTTTTGTAAGGGCGGAAATACGGTGTTATTTTTCCCCAGGATAAAATCATGATTATTTTGTTTTAATGGTTTGTAAAATGGATAATTTATATTATGTTGAGAGTCTCCTAAACCGGAGCTGTATGACCACAAAATGCTGATGTATGTCAGTATCATTATTGCTATGTATGGCATTGTAGAGCGTGAAACGGTAGTCGTCCTGCTTGGTGTTGAGTGTCTTCACCCACTCGGATGCTGCGCTTTCCAACTCAGCGATCCTCGCACCGTTCTTAATGAGTGTGCCGTCATTGTATGGGTCAATGTCGGGAACGTAGATGTTGACCGTCACGATGCCATCCTGGATCTGCCCAGCCGTTGACGTGGTGAACGCCACAATAATGTCCTCACTCTTACTGTCAACAGGCCTGCACTCATCCTTATAGACACCACCGCTGATGCGGAATATGGCCTCATTGGCTTCGTCGGTGTTATCAGTGACATTGGACGTATCACCCTTTAACAGCTGATACACGTCATCAATAACCATCTCTGCAGTCTTTGTCATTTCCGACCTCCTTTCCCTATGCCAAGCTTGGACAGCATGTCAGCGGCCAGCTTCTCCGACACAAGCTCGGCGCTCTGTATGACGTTATAGCCTTTGTCGGCCACGAATGAAGCGTACTTCATCCCAGCCACGACAACTAGCGCAATGCCGGTGGGAAACTCGCTGGCAAGCGAACGCGCGAATCCCTCGCCAGTCTCTTTCCCTTGGCCTCCGTCACCTTTCGGCGCCCTGACCGTGTTGAAGTCACCGACTCTTACAGGCTGTCCGTCGGCGAAAACGACATAACCGATGCTGGCGGTGAGGTTGCCGGTCTGGTCCCTGTATGTGTGGGCCAGCCTCGCCTCATTGACAGCCTCCTCGCCGACATAAAAGAGCACGTCAATGATTTCATTGAACGACTCCTTTATCGCCTCTCTGGTGGCGTTTACCACGCTGCTCATCGGTGTTGTCATTTTGATAGGCATACTCAATTTGTTTTTAGATGTAAATACGGGTCTGGCAAACGGCGTCAAGCTCCTCCTGCTTGATGACAGAGAACTCTCCCAGCACGGCACCGCTGCTGTCCTTGAGCCTCACCTGCCTCGGTGCGAACCCATAGACCTGCTCTATGAGCACGCTATAAGAGGCTTTTGTGTAATGCTCGCCTGCATTGGTGCGTTCGAGATAGGAGAAGTCCGTCAACTGCCATTGGCACGGAACGGGCTCAAGCCATTGCGCCTCTGATGATGGGATGGCATAGCCGGTTCTCGGGTCAATGCCTCCGGGAACCTTGTTCTTAACCTCTATTGTGCCATTCTGAATAATCATACCCTGTCTCCTTTGTAGCCGTACTTTGTCTTTGGCAGAGAGCCTTCATCCTCTTCCTCATAGATGCCAATGGCCTCATCCCTGAACTTCTTGCGCTGCTCATCGCTGAATGAGTAATTCTGCCCGCCCTGTGCGATGTTTGGCGCCTCGGACAGCCAGAACAGCACATCCGCATGAGCAAGCTTGAATGCGGACGAATTAAGAATTTGGGAGGTCGCCTCCGCAGAAGGCGACACTCCCCTTTTGGTCATAATGGTTGTCAATGTCCTACTTGGAATAGGATAGGCATTAATACCCTGCAAAGACTCTCGTGCGGTCATATACGCTCCGGTTTAAGATTAATGGATTAGGATGCCGCCTGAGTAAGGGAGATGGTGGCAGACTCGGTTCCGTCAGAAACGGTAATGGTGGCCGTTCTCTGGCTTCCGCTGGCGTTAGCGGTCATCTTGACCGTCAGCTTGCCACCCTTGCGGGTTGCGGTTGCATAGGTCTGGTTGGAACTGATCGTCAGGTCTCCCATAGAACCGTCATAGTGGATGTCCGCGGTCTTGGAACCCGCACCCACGGCAAAATTCATGGTGCTTGGAGACAAGCTCAATGAACTGCCGGTGCTGTCGGTATGCAGAACGTAGATTCCCTCCACACCGTCAATGACGGGCAGACAGATTGCCTGGGCGGTGGTGAACTCTGCGAACGGTTCATTCTTTGAGAACTTGCTGACCAGAATGTGACTGCCTGATTTCTGGTATGTAACGCCAGCCACAGGCTTGGTCTCCTCGACAAGTGTGCCATAGACCAGACGTCCGACAACCTTGTCCGGGGTTGCAATGATGTTGTCCTCATCGAACGGCTTGACATAGGAGAATTTGCCGTTAACACCTTGAATCTTGTATGATGCGCCGACAACCTCGAACACTGCGTCAAACTCATCATTCAGGGCCTCCAGCATCGTCTTTCTGCTCGGAACCTTCAAGTTGGCGACATCCGTGTACAGCTGGTTCTGATAGCCTGCGACAAGGGTCTTACCCTGGTCACTGTTGCGAATGTTGTCCAAACGTTTCTTCGAGAGGAAGATGTAACCGATGTTGTTGCCATCCTCATCAGCCTTGTCAAACAGCTGACGGATATCATCGATAGGCGTTGCGGTACTCTCACCCCATGCGGCGACAAGTGCGTGCATGGTGTTCTCTTCCTTGTAACCGTAGTTGACACGAATGCCGGTACCGTCATTCTCATCACTTTCAACAAGGCAGAAACCGGTGGAGAAGGCCTGCAGGAACATGATTTCAGTTCTGACATCAACACCCTTGATACTCTTCTCAACGTCATTGAAGATTTTGGCAGCGATGGTGGATTCCTCGGTACCGCGGGCGATCATGACATTGATGTCGCTGATTTGTTTCTCACCCAGTTTGAACTTGATACCGATTTTAGGCAGTTTGCCACCGGCACGTCTCAGGGTGTCACGTCTTTTCAACGGGAGAGTTGAATCCATAGACACCACGTCAGCGGCAATCACATTGTGGTCGATGCCCTCTGCCTCCCACGTCATGTCAGCCGAATACTCCTCGCGGAGCATCGTCTTGTGGAGCAGCTCGGGTTCCTTGGACTTGTCGTTGAATTTCTCCGTAATCTTGCCGACAAATTTACGGAAGTACTTCTCAACGAACTCCAGAAATAATGTTTGTATCATGGTTAAATTTTGTTTTGATGGTTAAAAAGATTAATGCATTAGCATAAACACATCCGGATTAGTAGAGGAATTGAATCCTCGGCAATCCGGCTTTGATGGTGTCGGTGACAGGATATGGGCTTGCGGCCGCATTGACCTGACCAATGGTGAGGATGGCGGCTCTCGGATCGCTGACAAGCACAGAGGCCTTCAGGGCACCTTCATAAGATTCGCCGGTACTGAGGGCATTGTAAGCTCCTTCGGTCACACCAAGGGGCTTGTAGTTGCCTGACGCATCCTTAATGATGATATGGCCGGCTTTGATTACGGTTGTGCCGGATGCCACACCCGACACATCCAGAGTTCTTCCACCAGGGATATCACCCAAGTCATTGATGATGACAATGCTGTCAAGACCGTCATCAACAAGGATGCTTTCTTTGTTCAAATTTGCTTCTGGCATGGTAAAATTTTGTTTTGATGATTAATAGAAATGGTTACTTACAGCCCCAGACGCTGGAAGACTTCATTCATCTCCTGGTCTGTTGCCTCTTTTCCGCCTCCTCCGCCGTTCTGCATCTGACGCACACCGGCAGCCGGCTTTCCGAACACAGCCCCTTTCGCAGACACGTCATTCTGGATCCCTTTTACTTCGGTTTCCACCTCTTGCAAGAAAGTGGTGAACGCGTCATCCTCCATTGAGTCGAGTGCGACACGGTCATAAACCTTTCTAAGTGATTCAGGAAGGTCCTTGATTTTCTCGTTAAGTTGCTGCTTTCTCCCGCTGACCAATTTGTCACTCGTGAGTTTATCTACCTTGCCGGCAAGCAGTAAGACGGTCTCCACAAGCTTGGCACCCCATTGGGGCACGTCTGGATCAATAACCTGTTGTTGTTCCTGTTGCTGCTGTTGAGACTTGTTCCCTTGCTTTTCGCCGTCCTTGAGATTGTACTTTCTCTCGTAGTTCAACACTGCCGTCTTGGTGGCGTCCGTTGCCCTGCTGTCGCCGTACACCTCAAGCAACTGGGAAATTGTAACAGCCTCTACCTCTGAGTCAATCTCTTCGTCGGTTTTGGCCTTCTCTGCGATTTTCTTCGCAATCTTCTCCAGGATTTTGTCACTCACTCCCGCAAACTTGGCGCGGAGTTTTTCAAGTATTCTTTCCATGATTTTATGGTTAAAAAGTAATATTTTGTTTCGGGTGCAAAAATACAAATAAATTTTAATATGTTTATATTGCAAACAAAAAAATTTCAAAATCTGATTTTCGTATTATTTTTTTTGATATTTTTGCGTTCAAAAATTTACACAATATGATAGGCGCTATAATAGGAGACATTGTGGGCTCAAGATTTGAGTTCAACAACCACCGTTCCATGGATTTCGAACTATTTGGTGATGGCTGTTCATACACTGACGACACAATAACGACAATTGCCATAGCCGATGCAATATTACATGGGATACCCTACAAGGAGAGCCTGATAAAATGGTGCAGAAAATACAATGGGAGACAAGTTATCTACGGATTTTCTTTCAGAAACTGGATAATGTCAGACAACCCTCAGCCGTACAATAGCTACGGAAATGGTTCGGCTATGAGAGTATCCCCAATTGGATTTGCATTTGACAACAGCGTCAAGATTATGGAAGAGGCCAAGAAATCAGCAGAATGCAGCCATTCTCACGAAGAGGGAATCAAAGGTGCCCAATCAATAGCCATTTCAATATTTGGTCTTGCAAATAAAATATGGGAAAACAGCAAAGAAGGCGTTGAAAATATTTGCAAGTTATATTATGGTGATGATTACTTGAAACGTATCCCTAAAAAAGGACAATGGGATTCAACTTGTCAAGGATGTGTCCCTCTTTCGATGCATATCTTCTCAAATTCAAACAATTTTGAAGATGCGATAAGAAAAGCAATATCATACGGTGGAGATTCAGACACAATAGGAGCTATTGTGGGATCTTTGGCAGGTGCATACTATGACATACCGAAAGAAATAGAGGATACAGCAATGAGCTACCTTCCTTCTGAGATGATTCGTGTCATTGTTGATTTCAAAAGAAGATTTCCAAAAAACAATAAAACTCATTTTTCCGGCAACAAGGACCCTTTATTCACTTCCCTCCATGACGATCCATACATGAAATGGCCTGACAGACGTATATGCCACGATTGCCTCAACAAATTACCTTTACAGGGAAGTGAGTGTGATGTTTTTGAAAATGTCGTAGATGTTAATAATGCCATAAACACAGGCAAATGTGAATTTTATATAAAGAAAAAACAGTAATACTACTGAACAACACGACATCTAATTATAAGATGTGTGTAGCCTCCTGTTTTCCCAATAGAAGAGGATACATATTCAAGTTTTGTACCTCTTGATAACACAATTTCACTTTCAGCATAATTATCAGAAAAATACATTGGTGTTTTTGGTGGAACCTCAAGCATTAATTTTACATCAAATTGGTTATAAAAAACATTTTGAAGCTCATTCGTTGAAGCAGAAGTAAATGCACAATCAGATGACAATTGTCTGCCTTTGTTTAATGCACCAATATCATTTTGAAGTGATCTAATGTTATGATTTGAGAAAGAAGTTCCGAAAATGTTATCCAAAGCTGACGCTCTGACATATCTTGTAACAACAAGAGGTATTGGCAATGAAAATTCTCCTATTTTCTTATCAAGAAGTTTCACTGTTTTCAAGTCATCTTTAGTCATTCCATTTGCCTCAAGTCTTGATTCAGCAACTGAGTCTATTTTTCCAACAACTCCGGTCTTTCTAAAATCCGAATTTATTTTCCAACTGTTTCCGGTTTGAATATAACCTGCCCTTCCCCATCTGCTTACCGCTATATGATTCCATAGTTGTTTGTGTTCTGCCATTGTCTCTATGGAATTGCCTTCATAAATATATTGGTGCTGTCTTCCCTGTAAATGAACAAATCCTTTGTCAATAACAACGGTGCTCTCATGTATATTTTTACCTATCGACCTCATATATGCAAGAAAATCATTCTTTGTCTCTGCATCAGACTTTGGATTGTATTGAGGCGCATAAGAAGATTGTCCACTACTACCCGCTGCTCTATTCCTTTGAAGTTCTATTTGTTTTGATTTTGTCTTTATTTCAGCTGCCTTTTCTCTTAATGCTTGAATATTGGTCAAATCATTTTTGAAAAGACTGTCAAATTCAGCCGTAATCCGCTTTCCTACTTTGCTTCTTGAGCTATTGATAAGTGATATATCGTTTTCAATACCTTGTTTCACATTAAGCATTTCTATACGATGCTCAACCAATTTTAAACGATTCGCATATACATCCCTTGCAATTTCCCACGTATTGTATTTTTTACCTTTCCTTTCCATCCACCCTACTTCATACTCAAGACGCTTTTTCATTTCTGTCAATGAAAACATCGAATCGTTGTTTTGCGTCCATTGTGCCAATTTGCCGCTTATTTTGCTTTTTGCTTCTTGCAACTCATCCAGCGTAAACTGCTTGTGCCACTTGTGAACATCCGGGATTACATCAGAAAGCGCCTTTTCAGCCGTCTGCTGCTGTTTTATCTTCTGAATGGTGTCTTGTAACATCTTCTTCAACTCGGCATAATCAGAAGCCCGATAAACACTCTTGTCAGACACGACACCCATCGCCTTTCTCAGCTGCTCAAAGCTTACCTCGCTCCATTCCTTTTCCATATTGAGGATATTTCCAGCCCTCTTCTTTGTCATCTCATACCCTTTGATAACCTCATTCCTCTTCTTCCACCTTTCCTTTATGTCCTTAATCTGCTCGGGAGTCCTCATTGAATGTCTTTGTTGCGCATTGTCAAGCAATGACGGTTCAGGGGCCATCTCATTCATCACCCACTGCCCGTCTACAATCTGGCCATTGTCACTGAGGAAATACGGCAATGAGTTCGCTTTGGCGATGCGTTCCTGGTTCTGGTCCACCCATTCCTTGAACCCATCCGGCACATCCTTCACCTCATTCACACTTTTAACTGGTTTCAGCCCTTTCTTCCTCCTCTCGATATCCTCCATCACCTCTTCCCTTGTTTTCAGTATGGACGTGGCATAGCATCTGCAATGCGGGTGCCAGCCCACGAATTTGAACGTCTTGGGATATTTGCCCTGCAGCTTGTCACATATATCCCTGAACTCTCCCTCCGGGATTCCCTTGCAGTTGTGGTTATTGCTCAAATGAACCTCTATCCCCACCACAAAATCAAGCTGCTGCCTGCGGGTGTCATCCGATGTACGGTACGCCATGTTGATTTCAGTGGCCGCCAGTCTCCTGGCATTCATGTATGAAGACCTGTACACGCCCCTACCTGGATGGAAGGCCTTGGCCGCCTTTGACAGATGCAGCACCCCTTTCTCATCCCTCACCCTCCTGAACAACTTGTCCGGGTACCGCAGGTATTGTCGTACATCCCTGCTCAACTCATCCGCTGTCCTGTGGTCTTGCAAGGCGATGTCAACAGCCGCCTCCATCTGGCCACGGAATTGCTTGGTGATATTCCACACCCTCTGCGACAGGTTCATTCCGGCTATCTTCCTCCCCATGAAGGCTTCCATTGCATCAAGATTCCTCTGCATGTAGCCCATATTCTTTGCCGCTGACACACTTTTAATAACCTCGCTAACAAGTTTATCATTTTTGTCATTGGACCTCTCCCACTCGGTTTTTTCGGCCTTCTCAATCGTGATTCGGATATTATTGGCCAGTTCCTTAATCAGCTTGTCACATTCCCGCTTCAACGCAGGGTGGTCAGAGAACTTGAAACCTTCCTCCAGATTGATGCCCGATCTGGTGATGATGCCCATAATCTTCTTCTCATAGGCCGCAATAATCTCCTCCACGCGCTTGGCGCACTCTCCCATGCTCTTGTTGTGCTGTCTGTCAAATATGTTCATTGTATGCTGTTTTTCTCTTTCTTTTACGGTTCAGGCGCATATAGTAGGCCATCCGCGTCCTGTTCTTTTTGATGGTGATTTTATCAATGCCGTGTATATCGTATATTCTGGACAGCTTTGAATCCTTTAGGATTTCAAACACACGTCCTTTCAGCCTGTTACTGTTACTCCATTTCAACAGGCCGCAATAGGAGTTGAACACGCACTGGAAGTCCTCTGTCATCATCAGCATCTGCTTGTCACTCTGTTCCGCACGTCTCACAGCGCATTTTGTCTTCCAGATGAAGTTATGCGCTATCCTATCCGACGGAAGCAGTCTGTCAAATCTGATTTTCAGTCCTAAGAACTCAACTCCCTTGCTGTAGTGCTGGCAATATTTTTTATGCTTATGCCATTCAAGATGCATGACACTTGAGATATATTCCTCTATCTCCTTCTCATCACGTTTCCATTGCTCAAGGTCTCTCACAATGATTACAGTGTCATCGGTATAATGCACAAACTCATATCCTTTCTCCCTGAGCTTGCGCAAATACAATGTGGTGATGAAGTTTGCAGCCGTCTGACTGGTCACATTACCTATTGGCAATCCGATAATCTTTCCAATCATGGATTTCCTTGACTCCAGTTTGAGCCATGCAAGCGGATGGGATTTCTTTATCATCCTCTCTTGAGGCAAAGAGCGGTATATAATCCGTGTGAGCCATATCAGCCTGTTTCTCTCATCCTCATCCATCCCGAAATGCTCCATGATGAAATCCACCATCAGGTTCTCAAGCAATTCCGTGTCAACACTCATGAAGAAGGCTCTGAAATCACGTTTCACGAGCCATACGTTATCATAGATGAAGCCATTGCTCACACGTTCTATCTTATCCTTGAGCTCCAAAGCGGCCGCTAATGCGCCCTTTCCTTTCCTGCATGAATAACTGTCATCATCCAGCCAGTCCGATTCAAGGTATGGTTTCAGACGCTCGTTATACCAGGTTTGGACAACTCGGTCACCAAAAAAGGCGGCGATAACCTCTCTTACACGCGGAATGTCAATGATGAAGCCGATTGATTTCTCAGGAACATACTCCATCAGCCATACCAATAGCGACAGATATACCCTTCCGATGAGATTGTATTCAAACTCAAGCTGCGCATGGCTGTCCCGCTTGGTTTTCCTACATATTACCCATGCCTCGTGCATCTCAGCATGGAACTTAATGAACTTTCCCTGCCTGCTGTAGTCCGACAAGTTATAATCGAGGGAGCGACAGCCGTTAGCGTTGATCTTGTTGTTGTTGTTCAAGCATCCATTCGTCCCGTTGAAGATCCAGGCATTGTTGGAGTTGTACTGGGCGACTGACTTTGGCTCGTGTGTGTGTAGATGACTACGCATTAAGACCTCCTCTTCAATCGTAGTCACACGTCCTTATAACATCGGATTCAGCGGCGCGGGCGCACCCGCCACCGTCAGACCCATTTACCTTATTGTTAAACGTGTTCAGCAGGCTCAGGAAGTTCAATTCTATTTCAGCAAGTTTTATGTCAAGATACGATTTTGTCTTGTTGCTCAAGACTCCATCATCATTCAGCTCACAAAGATTGAATGTCAACAAACCAATCTCCGAATAGGCATCATTCAACCAATCACGCTTGATTCTCCATGTGTCACTGTCAAATGGAATCAGTTTGATGGACTTACCAAGCATCCTCTTCATGAATCCAAGACTTTCCGTTGTCTGTTGTTTTACACTGTAATCATAGCACTTCGGCAAATTCTTGAATATCTTGTGAACCTCACTGTCAAACTTAATGACAAGTCTTGCAATCTCCAGATCAGTTATCGGCTTTTTCTTCTTGGGCATAACATTTGCTGTTTTTCATGGTCAGAAGCCCGCCTTTTTCTGAATAAAGGCGGGCGGAAATTAAAATTTTCAAATAATTATACATAAGCGAGGGAGCGACAGCCGTAAGCGCCGATCTTGCCGATGTTGTTCAAGCACCCAGTCGTCCCGCTGAAGACCCAGGCATTGCTGGAGTCGTACTGGGCGACTGACCAATAATAAGCAGAATTGGACAGAAGATTTGCGCCTCCTATCGTAGTGAATGCCGCATTGATTTGTGCCATCACAGTGGCATCCATGAACACGGCAATCTCATGGTTAGTTGGCATATTGCCGCCACCGAAGTCAACATCCGCCAGAGCTCTTGTCATCGACGCCGATGTGTACACCGGGATATAGGATCCATCGAATGTCATTGTGGTCACGCTGCACAAGAAATCCGATTGGGTGTCACCATTGGAATAACTCTTGTATTCAACGCCGTTCGTGTGCTTGTCGTTGATTTGAATCTTGCTTGCCTCCATGTAAGCGTCCCAGCTTCCAT